AACATCACCATTGAAACCGACGAGGATGATCTTATTGGTGGGTTCCGTCTTGTTAATGGCGAAACTGTTTGGCATAATGGTCCTGTCATCGAAGCTCTGGAGCGGGGAGCTGTGCTGCTTCTAGATGAAGTTGACCTGGCATCTAATAAAATCCTGTGTCTCCAATCTATCCTTGAAGGTAAGGGAGTCTTCCTGAAAAAGACTGGACTCTATGTTAATCCTGCTCCTGGTTTTACAGTAGTTGCTACTGCTAATACTAAGGGTAAGGGATCTGATGATGGTCGTTTTATTGGTACTAATGTATTGAATGAAGCATTTCTTGAACGTTTTGCTTTGACCTTCGAGCAAGAGTATCCCACTCCTTCTATTGAGGCAAAGATCCTTAGTAAGATGTGTGATGACGATGAGTTTGTTTCTCGTCTAGTTGATTGGGCAGACATCATTCGTAAGACTTTTAACGATGGCGGTATTGATGAGATCATTAGTACACGTCGCCTTGTTCATATTATCACTGCTTATAAAATCTTTGGTAAGAGGATGAAAGCAATCGAGTGTTGTGTCAACCGATTTGATGATGAGACTAAGGAATCATTCCTGTCCCTTTACGAAAAAATTGACGACAAAGTTGAGGATACAAATGATCAATGAGTTTCACGGTTACCGTGGTAACATCGCCCGTCTTAAAGACGGGCAGACAGTTAAAATTCTTGATGGTGAAGGACTCAAACTTTATCTTCAAGATGTTGACGGGAACGTCATTGAATGCTATCATGATGAACTGGAGTACATCTTCGCCCCATAATATATGAGAAAATACAATGAAGACGCTCTGCTCAAAGAGCTAAGTGATTACATTTCTGGAACCTATGGACAACACTATTCTGCTGGTAACGACAGCATCCAAACGTTAGACTTGATTGAAGCATGTGGAGATGCTGAGGCATTCTGCCGTAGCAACATCCTTAAGTATGCTTCACGCTATGACCGTAAAGGCACTGCCCGTCGTGATATCATTAAGATCCTTCACTACGCTCTGCTGCTGCTACATTTTTCTGACAAATCTCAAACTACTGAGGAGTACCCTAATCGATGAGTCAACTTTCACTTACGCCCCAAACTACATCTGTCCTGAAGAACTTCTCGACAATCAATGGATCTATTATGATTCGTGAGGGTAACGTGCTAAAAACAATCAGTGTCGGTGAGAACATGATTGCTCAGTACACTTCACCTGAGATGTTCCCTAAGACCTGTGGTATCTATGATCTTGGTCAGTTCCTCATGGGTCTGAGTTTGTTCCAAGATCCTGGTCTTAACTTTGAAAACGATGAGTATGTCACCATCCGTGGTGGTCGCCGCTCCGCTAAGTATTACTTCTCCGATCCTGAGATCACCCTGAAGTCTGCTCCTGATCGTGATGTCAAGTTCCCTGGTGCTGACATGGAGTTCTCCCTGTCATCTGAAGATCTTGTTCAACTCCAGAAAGCATCTGGTGTCTACAACTTGCCTGACCTATCTTTTGTTTCTACTGAAGATGGTGTAGTCACACTTAATCTTTGTGATAAAGAAAACGATACTGCTAATGCTTACACTCAAGAAATTCGAGGCACTTCCACAGGTGCTTACGAACTGTTTCTAAAAGTTGAGAACCTTAAATTATTTCCTGGTGACTATAATGTGAAGATCTCTAGTAAATTGATTACCGAGTGGCGTCATATCACGCTTGACCTTGTATACTATATTGCTCTTGAACCTTGATTATGAAAAAATTTCTTTGGGTTGAACAGTATCGCCCTCAAAAGATTGATGACTGTATCCTTCCTGAGAATATTAAGAAGTCCTTTCGTGGGTTTGTAAATCAGGGAGAGATCCCTAATTTACTACTTGCCGGGACTGCTGGTATCGGTAAGACTACTGTTGCTAAGGCACTGTGTGAGGAGATTGGTGCTTCTTACATCGTGGTTAATGGATCCGATGAGGGACGCTTCCTGGACACTGTGAGGAACCGTGTGAGGCAGTTTGCCACTACAGTCTCCTTGACCTCTGGGGGTGCCCACAAGGTCGTCATTATTGATGAGGCAGACAACACCACTAGCGATGTTCAACTGTCTCTCAGGACCGCTGTGGAGGAGTTCCACAACAACTGTCGTTTCATCTTCACCTGTAACTTCCCTAATAAGATCATTGAACCTCTCCATAGTCGCTGTACTGTAGTGGACTTTAAGATCAATACCGAACAGGCAATGGAGTTACAGGGTCAGTTCTTTGTTAGAATAAAAGAGATCCTTGAGGAACAGAATGTTGAATATCAGGACAAAGTATTGGCGAAGGTTGTTAAGCGTTACTATCCTGATTGGCGTCGTCTTATTAATGAGTGTCAACGCTTTGCTGCCGCTGGCAGTATTAATACTGCTATTCTTGCTGATGTTGCTGACATTAACTTAGATGCTCTCATTCGTTCTCTCAAGGCAAAAGAGTTTACTATTGTACGTAAGTGGGTTGTTGACAACATCAACAATGATCCTGTTACTGTAATGAGAAAACTTTATGATGTCTTGTATGATAATCTTAAGGGAGGATCTATTCCTGAAGCAGTGCTAATCATTGCCAAATACTCTAGAGATATTCAAATTGTTCCTGATCAAGAAATCAATCTGTTGGCATGTCTTACTGAAATCATGATGAGTTGTGAGTTCAAATGATTAAGACAACTCCTCAAAATGTAAAGGAAGCAAACGAAGGTCTCTTCTATGCTACAATGAACCTACCCCATGCTGCTGTCCATTGTGGAATGACAGAGCGTGAAATGAAAATGATCTTTCGTGAATATCTAAAGTATAATGCCCCAGACTTTGAAATCCCTGAAAACACCTTTACGTTACCCAGGCGGAAAGAGTCGTGCCCTGAGTAAACTCTTTCAGTATATTCCAAACCTGAAAGATTACACTGAGTATCGTGAACCATTCTTGGGTGGCGGTTCTGTGGCATTAGAAATCGGTAAACGATATCCACACCTAGACATCTGGGTCAATGATCTTTATGGACCACTCTATAACTTCTGGCGAGTGCTTCAGGATCAAGGACGAGAACTTCGTGACCAGTTGGTTCAACTTAAGTATCGTCATCCAGAACCAGTATCAGCAAAAGAATTGTTTTTAGATGCTAAGGACATATTAGATATGGATACAACATCTGACTTATCTCGCGCTGTTGCTTTTTACGTTGTTAACAAGTGTTCTTTTTCTGGTCTCACTGAATCCAGTTCCTTCAGTAAGTCAGCATCAGATAGCAACTTCTCGATGAGAGGCATTGATAAACTCCCTGAATATTCAAAAATGATATCCAAGTGGAAGATCACTAATCTATCCTATGAAAAACTCTTTAGCGACAGCAAGTCAACCTTCGTCTATCTCGATCCCCCCTATGAAATCGGATCTAATCTTTATGGTAAGCGAGGAAACATGCACAAGGGATTTGACCATGACAAGTTTGCTTCTGATTGTGATCGCTTTATCGCTCATCAACTTGTTAGTTACAATTCGTCACAACTGATCCGAGACCGCTTCAAGCAAGGGTGGACAGCTGCTGAATTTGCACACACTTACACCATGAGGAGCGTGGGGAGTTATAATACAGATCAAGCGTCTCGAAAGGAACTCGTCCTAGCAAACTATGAAATGTGAAGTCACCCTCTACGTAGCAGGCACCGTGTTCAAGGAGCAGGTCATTGCTCGTAACTATGAAGAAGCAAGACAAACTGCTCTTGCTAGAAATCCTACCGCTAAGATTGTTGGTGTGAATGCTGTATTTAAATGAACATCTTTGTTACTGATGAATCTCCATGGAAATCTGCTGCTGTCCTACCAGACAAGCACATTGTCAAGATGCCTCTGGAGACCTGTCAAATGCTCTCTATTGTCGCTTCAGACAAGTGGGGTCATGCTTACGGCACATTGCCTAAGAAAGACGGCAAACCCTATGCTACAGAGAAAGGAGCGTTCCGTAATCACCCCTGTACTGTCTGGGCAAATGAAACTCTAGCAAACACTCGATGGTTGCTATCTCATGGTTTCGCTTTATGTCAAGAGTATTCTGCTAGATATGAGAAAGATCATACTTGTTACACCACTCTTCTTGCTGCCGACAAAATCATTCCTGATGTAAGATGGGATGATCACACTCCTTTTGTTCGAGCAATGCCTGAGGAGTATAAATTTGATGATAGTATCACTACCATCGAAGCATATAAAATGTACATTGCTTCTAAACCATGGGTATCTGACAACTACCTACGACTTCCCCACCGTAAACCTGACTGGATCTAATAAATGGCAGAACTTAAGGATTATCTATACAGTATTAATCAATCAAAAAAGAATATTGTCGAGGATGATCCTGAGGCAGAAAGAAAGTATCCGCCTTTTATTGTGAACAAATGCTTGTCATCTTTCACTGATACTATTCTCTATGCTAATGAGATGAACAAGAACCCTCATCTAGACAAGAGACTACAGTATGATTTTTTTATAAATAGTTTGAAGCCACGGAAACGTTTCACTCCTTGGTTACGTAAAGAAACTCTTGAGGAGTTGGAACTTGTAAAGCAATATTATGGTTATAGTCATAATAAAGCATTAGAAGCTCTAAACATTCTTACTAAAGAGGAACTTAATTTTATAAGAAAATCATTGAATACAGGTGGCATGAAATGAATCCAGATATTGAAGTAACTTGGCAACCCTCCGATATGGTGGAGGTTACCTTGGGACAACCCGATGATTTCCTTAAGGTGAGAGAAACCCTCACACGTATCGGTGTAGCATCCAGAAAAGAAAGGAAACTATATCAGTCGTGTCATATTTTACATAAACAGGGTAAGTATTACATTGTTCACTTTAAAGAGTTGTTTGCTCTTGATGGAAAGAATACTAATCTTTCTTTGAATGATGTACAAAGACGTAATAGAATTCTCCAACTTCTTTCTGATTGGGGTCTT